TGACGGATTTGACGAAGCTCTACATACTTCTGCTACACGTGCGCGTGCGCAGGTAAGAAAAGAGTCTGTAGAACACCGTCAAATCCGTCAGTCCGAAATACTGGAGAGACGGACTATGACCACATCATCAATTCTGGCCCTGGATCTGGGCACCGCCACCGGCTGGGCGCTACACCACCTGGACGGCACCATCACCAGTGGCACCGAGCACTTCAAGCCGCAGCGGTTTGAAGGCGGCGGCATGCGTTTCCTGCGTTTCAAGCGCTGGCTCACGGAACTCAAGGCAGTAGCTGAGCCCGTCGACGCCGTGTACTTCGAGGAGGTGCGCCGCCACGTGGGCGTGGATGCGGCTCATGTGTACGGCGGTCTGATGGCGACCCTCACCGCCTGGTGCGAACACCACGGTATCCCTTATCAGGGGGTGCCGGTGGGCACCATCAAGAAACACGCCACCGGCCGTGGCAACGCCGGCAAGGATGAGGTGATCGCCGCCGTGCGGGCCAAAGGCCATCCCGTGGTGGACGACAACGAAGCCGATGCGCTGGCGCTGCTCCACTGGGCCCTCGAAACCCAGGAGGTATGACATGAAAATCTCTCCTCCTCGCATCGCTTCATCGTTGGGACGCCTGCAGCCCGTCGCCATGGATGTGGAAGCCGTGAAACAACTAGGCTGGCAAGACCAGCACATCCTGGTGGTGTCGGACGATGACGCCCGCCTGGATTTTCTGGAACGGGAAGTGGTGCGTCGCATCGGCAATCGCCTCTATGGCCCGACAGGGAAGGGTGGCACTCATGAGTGAATGGGCCCAGGACCAAGTGGCGGCGCGCATTCTCGAGGCTGCCAAAACCGCCCACCGGTTGCCGCCCGTGAGGGTGCAAGGGTATTTCAATCTTTGGCCGCCCTTTGCCCGCACCGAGTTCGAGCGGATGTCCTGTGAGGATTCTCCCGTGGTCCGGTTTCCGCCATCTCCCGCCGAGGTGGAGCGCATGCTGGAAGTCATGGGGTGGATGCAATGGCTCGAGGTGGATCAACGAAAACTCCTGTGGATGCGGGCCAAAAAATACGACTGGAACGATATCGGGCGGCGATTCGGTTGTTGCAGGACTACCGCCTGGCGCCGTTGGAGGCTTTCACTGCAACATGTCGCAGAACAGTTAAATGGTCATGCGTGTTTGTGAGGAATTTAGAGTAATGGGGCTGCGCAATTTCAGAAATTGCGCCAATGTGCGGAGAAACCGGACATTTTGGGATGCAACACTTTGCCGGGATTTCGGTAGAATTTTAACTATCCTCAGGACAGTTGTCTGAGCAGAGAACAACGATCAATTTTGAGCCCGCCCGGCCACCGCCTGGCGGGTTTTTTATTTCCGGATTCCATGAGCCCACTGCACATCGACTATCGTCCCATCGAGTCGCTGATTCCGTACATTCGTAATGCCCGCACCCACAGTGCGGAACAGATCGCCCAGATTGCGGCGAGTATCCGGGAGTTCGGATTCAACAACCCGATTCTGGTGGATGGTGCGCGTGGCGTGATTGCAGGTCATGGCCGGATTCTGGCAGCGCGCCAACTCGAGATGACGGAGTTACCGGTCATCGAATTGGCACACCTGTCAGATAACCAGAAACGTGCCTTCATCCTGGCCGAAAACAAGCTCACGGAACGGGCTGGATGGGATAGCGAGCTGCTATCCCTGGAACTGGCTGATCTGCAGGCCGCCGGCGTTGATCTGGAACTTACGGGTTTTGATGACAGTGAAATCCGATCGTTGCTCGACGTCCAGATTGAGCCGAAATCTGAGTCGGATGACGATACCTCCGATGAAGTGCCCGAAACGCCGGCAAAACCGGTCAGCCGCACTGGCGACATTTGGAAGCTCGGTGGGCATCGTCTGATCTGTGGGGATGCCGCCGATCCCACTGTGGTCAACGCCCTGATGGGTAACGAGCGTGCCATGCTGTGTTTTACCAGCCCGCCCTATGGCAATCAGCGCGATTACACCGGTGAGATCGGTGATTGGGATGAGTTGATGTGCGGTGTATTCGCCCAATTGCCCATGGTCCAGGATGGCCAGGTGCTCGTGAATCTCGGGCTGATCCATCGCGACAACGAGGTGGTCCCCTATTGGGACCAGTGGCTAGTCTGGATGCAGAAACACGGCTGGCGGCGCTTCGCCTGGTATGTCTGGGACCAGGGACCGGGGATGCCGGGCGACTGGAATGGGCGCTTGGCGCCCAGCTTCGAATTCGTCTTCCACTTCAACCGCGAGTCCCGTCGCCCCAACAAGATCGTGGAATGCAAGCACGCAGGCCAGGATTCCCACCTGCGCGCTGATGGCTCATCCACCGCAATGCGCAAAAAGGATGGCGAAGTGGGCGGCTGGTCTCACGCGGGACAGCCCACCCAAGATACCCGCATCCCAGATAGCGTGATCCGGATCATGCGGCACAAGGGCAAGATCGGGCAGGACATCGATCATCCAGCCGTATTTCCGGTGGCATTGCCCACGCACATCATGGAAGCCTTTTCAAACTCTGGTGACGTGGTGTTCGAGCCGTTCAATGGTTCCGGCACTTCACTTCTAGCCGCCCAGCGCACTGGCCGCAAATGTTACGGCGTAGAGATTGCACCAGAATACGTGGATGTGGCGGTTCGCCGCTTCCAGCAGAATCACCCGGATGTTGCCGTTACTTTGGCGGCAACCGGACAAACCTTCGAGCAGGTTCAGGCAGAACGGGATGCGGTTCATGGCTGAGGCGGCTCAAATTCTCTCGAATCTGCGAATCGAGCAGCGTCCCATCGATTCCCTGATTCCGTACATTCGAAACGCCAAACAACATTCAGATGCGCAGGTGGCACAGATCGCCGCCAGTATCCGCGAGTTTGGCTGGGGTGCGCCCATCCTGGTGGATGGACAGAACAATGTGATCGCTGGCCACGGAAGGCTCCTTGCTGCCAGAAAACTGGGCCTGTCGGAAGTTCCCGTGGTGCCCTTGACGCACCTGAGCGACATCCAGCGTAAGGCGCTGATTCTGGCCGACAACAAGATCGGTGAGAATGCCACCTGGGACAATGAGTTGCTCGGCTTGGAATTGGCCGAACTCAAGGATGCCGGTATGGATCTGGAACTTACCGGATTCTCGGCCGAGGAATGGGATGCGCTCATCAATGGGGATGAGCCGGACAATCCAGGGCTCACCGATGAGGATGCGGTTCCGGAAGTCACCGAAAACCCGATTTCCCGACCGGGCGACATCTGGCTCCTGGGTGAGCACAAGGTGCTGTGTGGCGATGCCACCAAGGCTGAGGACTACAAGCTGTTGCTCGGTGATGAACTGGTGGACATGACCTTCACCGACCCGCCCTACAATGTGAATTACGCCAATACCGCCAAGGACAAGATGCGCGGCAAAAACCGCCCGATTTTGAATGACAATATGGGCGAGGGCTTTGGTGTATTCCTGCTGGCAGCTTGCCAGAACATTCTGGCGGTCACCAAGGGTGCGGTCTATATCGCCATGAGTTCCTCGGAACTGGATACCCTGCAATCGGCATTTCGTGCATCCGGTGGCAAGTGGTCCACCTTCATCATCTGGGCTAAGAATACCTTCACACTGGGTCGGGCCGACTATCAGCGCCAATACGAGCCGATCTTGTATGGCTGGCGGGAGGGTTCCGATCATTACTGGTGCGGTGTCCGCGATCAGGGCGATGTGTGGCAGATCAAAAAGCCGAAGAAGAACGACCTGCATCCGACCATGAAGCCGGTGGAGCTGGTGGAGCGTGCGGTGCGCAATAGCAGCAAGAGCCGGGACCTCGTCCTAGACCCGTTCGGCGGATCAGGCAGTACCTTGATCTCCTGCGAGAAATCTGGGCGTCGTGCCCGGTTGATTGAACTCGATCCGAAATATGTGGACGTGATCGTTCGGCGCTGGCAGGAATTTACCGGGCAAGAAGGGAAGCGCGCCAGTGATGGCGCGAAATTCGGTGAAACGGCAGTTGGTTCAGACTCCGCGCATCACCTTGATCCCCTCGTGAGCCAGGGTTAGCACGGCAGTGTTGAAAGCAATCTGGGCCAT